GTCTCTACTCTTGACGGAGCAGGTGTCGAAATTGGCGAACCTGCTGATAGAGTCATCATTGAAGGAGGAAGACCAAAAGCAACTGATATGCCAGTTGTAAAGGCTTTTGACTCTAATGAGTTCTCTACTCTTGACCTCTCAAATGAGAACATCGAGAAAGCATACGAGGCTTTCCGTCAAGAACAACTAGAAAAATTGGCTTACGATAATCTACAAAAGCAATTTGAAAGCCGATTTTCAAAGGAAGTTTCTCAAAGAGAAGATATGCTAGCAAAATCACAATATGATGCGGCTAGTGAAATTGCTTCTCTAAAAGAGGAATTTACACAATTAAGAAAGTCTTTAACTGTTGAAAAGGAAACAATCCTAAAAGCACAAGAAGAGGCTAAAGTTACACTCCCTTCGTTGGATGAAATTGCAGAAATGGACTGGAATGACATTCACAAAATGGTAGGAGGTTATTAAGATGGCAGGATATATTAACACAATAGCAGATTTAGAAGCACAAACATACGGATTTAGTCTCGGTGGAAGCAGTAACATGCTTTTGAAAACCGCAGGAGCAGTTCAAGGAATACATGCAGGACACGATGCATCAACTCAAACACAACCTACAAGTGGTATTGCGGGTAATCTTTACAATGTTCTATACGGACAAAAGGTTTGGTCAATGCTAAACAGGGAAGTAAACGCTCTATCAATTATGTCTAAGAGGCCATATACTTCTAGTGGTTGGAGAGTTCTATCAAAAAGACCTGCTGGTGGAAGCGGTAATAAACACGCTTTCGTTCAAACTGGTTCTTTGGGAACAGAAACTAATCCCGGTGGCCTTAATCCAAGATTAGATGTAATTGGTGGTGTAGAAGAAAACGCTGCACTATCTAGTGGTGGACTAGTTGCTATTGCTCCGGAATATTCTGTATTGAGCATGTCACCAAAGATTGTTGCTCATCAGTTTGATTTCAGTGAATTGGCTATGGAAATGGCGGCAATTGATGATGGAATTGGTGACATTAGAGCGCAAATGCGTGAAGATATGGGTAAGCACCATGCAGAAGTTCAGAATCTAATGCTAGTTGCTCCTCTAGAAGCATACATTAGAGCAGACAAAACAGATGGGCCAGCAAATATCGAAAGAAACTACACTTCGCTTTACAAAGTTGTTACTTCAAATGAAGAACTAGACAAGATGGTTAGCGATAACTTCCCGGAATCTTCGCTTACTACTGATGGTCATGAAGCATACCATATTTACGGAACCGACAGAACCGAGGCTTCTTTCCTAGATGCTACTATTGATTTTGGTGATGGATATGCAAGTGGAGATTCAAGACCATTTACTCTAACAATTATGAACAGTCTATTGCGAAACCTTCGTGAAAACGGTGGTTCTCCAAAGGTTATTCTAACTGGATACGATACAATCCAAACTCTTTCTGATTTGCTACAAGCACAAGAAAGATTCATGGATAGAAAAGAGATTGTTCCAACTGTAAACGGTGTTAGAGGAACAAAGGGTGCAGAAGTTGGATTTAGAGTTGCTACTTACTACGATATACCACTAATTCCTGCAATCTCTATGCAAAGCACTTCTAAAGATAGTGGAACAATTAGTGATATGCTATTCCTTGATACTGACCATTTGTGGCTATCAGTTATGAAACCAACTCAATACTTTGAAGATGGTATTAGCAACGGAAACCCATTCGGTGTAAATCAACTTGGAAACAAGGCCATTTACAGAACAATTGCAGAAGTTGGTTGTTCATACTTTAAGGGTCAAGGCAAGATTACTAACTTGAAGTGAGGTGTTTTAATTGGCACTTACATTTTCAGTTGAAATCTTACCCGACCATAAAGGGTTTACTAGACCTAGAGCAGTTGGAGACGAATATGTTGTTGATGCGCTAATCAATGTTACAGAATACGCTACTGGCGGATTAGAAGTAACTGCGGCTTCATTAGGATTAAGCACTATTACGCAAGTTATTTGTGCAGGAGACGAAGAACTAGGACAAATTCCTTTTGTTCAAATTACCGCAAATGGAAACTACTGCGATTATGCGGCAGGGCCACCTGTTGTTCATCAAGATACAAAGTTTACAATTAAGTATTCTACTGGTTCTGCGGAATTGTCTTCTACTAGTGATGAAGGAACTATTAGAGTTAGAGTCTACGGAACTATTTGAGGTGAGTAATTGCCTAAAGTATCTCTAAGTGAGGGCGCTAAGATAACTCGTCTAGAAACACCATTTGGTATTGTTAGAAGAAGAGAATCAATTGATGTTCCTGTAGAATGGGCTTTGTTGCGAATTAAAGACCCTAACCTAATGTTTGTATTTGGTGAAGAAGATAGAAAGGATGTATCTAATGTTAATCCTAAAATATTACCTACTCTAAGTAGAGTATTAGGACAAGAAGTAGATGCATCTACTCTATCTTCTCTCCTTCTTCCGGTAAAAAAGAAGACAGGAAGGCCAAAGAAAGCATCAACTCCAAAGAAAACCGTAAAGGCTGAAAAAGCCGAATAAGGAGAAACTGTTAAGAGTCTTGGCTCACAACAGTTGATTGAGGGAAAGTTATGGTATCCGGTTGTAGAACTAGTGGTGTAATATCAGCGAGTAGTGCTATATTCACTGGAAAGTGTAAATTAGTGTCTATTCATGCTGTTGCTACTGATACAGCCGCTACAACAATAAGAGTTTTTGATAATGCTTCTGCCGCTAGTGGGACAGAAGTAGCAAGAATAATTGTTGGCGGGAGTTATCCCGATACTGCTGAATTCGATATGCATGGGGTTATTTGCAGTAATGGCCTTTTTGCTAGTATTTCTACTGGCTCGAATCAGGGAACAGCAGTAACCATAGAATTCGCTTGAGGTGATTTTTTTGGCGGCTTTGAACCAAGATACTAGATTAGTGATGACTATACTTTTTGTTGGAGCATTAAGTGGAGCAAATGTATTTGCTTATGCTCAATTTGGAACTGGTTTCCCATATGGCCCAATAGCACATTCTGTTTTATTCGGTTTAGGAACAATAGGTGCTATAATGGTCATGAAGGCTATATTCGATTTAGCACTTAACGATAAGATAGAGATGTGGCTACTAGATAGAAAGATTGCGGCTTATTGGGAAAGAAAGGCTAGAGATGAACAACAAAGACAAAAGATGCGAGAAAGTGCTAGGCAGTATGGGGGTGCAAATCCGTTTTACTCTCCTCAAGCACAAGAGGATGATAATACCGTAGGAAATGAATTTTTAGCCACTTTACAATGAGGTGGTTAAATGGTCGTTAGCGACTTGTTAGGTTTTTCGGATTCTGATTATGCATATAATCAGTCTAGAGCGCATTCTGCTGATATTTTCTTTTTGAAAATGAGAGCATGGTTTTGGGGTAGTTGCTCTACTCTCGCCATGTTTCTAATTGGTAATATAATGGGTGTATTTGATATTAATATAATGGGTTGGATTATAGACAAAGTATCGGATATATGGAGTCATTAATATGTCATTAATGACGGGTTTTGCCATATTGGTTGGTGAAGCGGTAATAGGTTTTTGGAAAAAAATACACGCAATAAATTTTGGAGTTTATGGAGCAACAATGGTGGGTAAAACAACATTAAGCCATCAACTAAGAACTAGAGGAGAAGTCCCACAAATAAATGAAAGAACAATTGGATTACATAGGGCTTCTAGAAAAAATGTTAAAATAGATGGCGACTCACATACAATCAAGAGTGCCGATATTGGAGGAGAAGCAATCTATTGGAAAGAATGGGTAAAAGATATGCAAGCCCGTAGAGTCAAATATGTAATATTCATGATAGACCATAGACACTTAGATAATGAAGCAAATTTAGACCATCAAGTAGCATGGAAATTTTTAGTGGATACAATAATATCAAGTATATGGCCTACAGGAAAAAAGAAAAAAGATTCGGATTATCCAATGGCAGTATCAATATGGGCTAATAAATATGACATTTGGGGAGATAAATACCCATTAAAAGAAGGACAGTCAATAGATAAACATGAAATATTTGAACCATTTAAGTATGGAATGAGACAATTAAACGATAAAGGAATCCCATGTTTCAAATATATAGTATCGGCAAAATCAGACCCGGAAATGGTATATAGAGGAATCATGACGATGATAAAAGATTATTGAGGAATAAAAGATGTATCAACAGCAAATAATAGGACAGACAGCACCGCAAAGTTTCAACCCACTACTTACACCAATACAACAGGCAAGGACTAGTGGTAATATAATTGAATATAAACCAACAGCAATTAAACCTAGCAAGAAAAGAAAAGAGTTCATTAAGGTATTAACTGCTGAACCTAAGAAGTTTTTATTCATAAAATATGGAAAAAAATTCAATATGAAAGATAGGTGTGTAGTTTGTGGTATGCATCATGTGTGGGAACAAGGAGATTATTTGAGGCCACCTATTCCTTTAGATGGAGTAGTAAAGGGTCGCCCATTGATGGGAACTTATTGTCCTAAACATGCTTCTATATTTACTCAATTAGAAATACTAGACCAACAAATATTAGCAGAAAAACATGGTTTAGAGTATAAAGGATTTAAGCCTAGAATACCTAAGATGCTTAAAAGTGGGCCAATGACTAGTTTGAGTAAAACAGATATTGCCTCTCTAACTGCGGCAGGTTATTTAATAAAGCCACCAGTCATGCGTGATAATAGGTCTGCCACAAATGAGGCGATAGAGATTGTTGGCGAGATAAATATACTAACAGATAGGTTGAATTACTTAATGATACAGGAAGGAGTAAAGGTCACTAAGCCAATAGAAAAAGAAGTAAAAAGTGAGGAATAATTATGGGAATATTTGGAACAAGTAATGGGACAGTATTAGGAGCAGTTCAACAACAAAGTGACCAACAATTCAAGAATGTAAATAATTTACTATCTTTACAAGATAACCATGTTGAAGAGTTCTTTCAATATCATGGTGAGAAATTTTTAAATGCATTTGAAAAAATGATGGAAGATGTAATCGAAAGAGTAGTTTCTAAAATGCTTTCTAAACTAGAATTCGTTAGTAATGGTGGTAATATTACCCTCAATACAGAATGCCTAAGAGAATACGAAAGAATAACACAAGAAAATATTGATTTGGATATTCAAACAATTCTAGGTGCGGCATTAAACGCTGAAGTAATCAATCAAAGAAAAATGGCTAAACAGCAATATTTAGAATCTCAAGGCTTCAATAACGGGGGTGGGATGCAACAACCTTCTGCGGCACAGGCTTTTGCTAATGTAACTGGGAATACTCAACAGTTTAACCAAATGAATAATGCTATGAATAATGGCAGTGGTTATCCCATTCCTCCTTCGGGAACGGATGGTTATGGTAGGCCATATTGGATAGATGCTCAAGGACAAATGAGTTATGAACCACCACAAAGCGGTTTAGGATTGGGTTCAGCAATACAGAAAGGTGCGGCTTGGGCTAAATGGTTAATGTGAGTGTGATTACATTTGGCAGTTGAATTTAGTTTTGGAAGCGGAACCACAAGAGTTCTTCCCGGTGATGAAACTATAATGGAAGAAAAGTTTATTACTTTTTTATCCGAAGATGCAGACTTAGAGAATTTTAGAGATAATTTAGATATAGCATTGTCTAATTCTAGAAGAAAAGGAAATGAAGAAGAATTACAAGCAGAACTTTCTAAGGTTTTAGAAAAAGTATTGAAAGATGAAGCAATATCTTTGGAGATTTACAAATCTGATGGAGAAGCATTTGCAGAATATATGAGAGGAGATACTGAAAAAAACAAACAGTTTGCTGAAGAAAATTCATTATATGAAATATTTACAGATAATGATAAGTATTTAGAAATGATAGGTGCTACTCCTTTACAATATGGTAGAGATTTAGAAGACTTGCCACCATTTGATATTGATGCATTTTTAGGT